AAGCAATCGATCCGTTCGACTTCTGGCAAGGTGCCAACTTCAAACTGAAGGCAAAGAACGTTGCAGGTTATCGTAACTACGATTCTTCTGAGTTCGCTGCACAAAGCGCACTCTTGGACGACGATGACGCAATGGAAGGAATCTGGAAGAAGCAGTTCTCTCTCGAAGAGTTTGTTGCTCCCGATCAGTTCAAGTCTTATGATGAACTGAAGACTCGTCTTGACTACGTTCTTGGCAACAAGGGCACAACTCGTTTCCAAGATCAGGAAACTGTTGAGCAAGAGGAAGAGTTCCGTCAGCAGAATCGTGCTTCTACTCCTGCTCCTAGCAGCGGTGGATTCAATGATCCTGACATCACCCTGAGTAATACTTCATCCGATGATGAGGATGATGCACTGTCCTACTTCGCCAAACTGGCAGAGGACTGATACTCAAAAGGACCCTTACGGGTCCTTTTTTTATGGCATTGTGATGTTCAGATTCTCTGTCTGAATTGTTCGTTCATCAATAAACTGTGATGACTTACCATAGACCATGATGTCTCTGAAGTCATTGAGGAACTGCTGTAACAGACCTGATTTCAATACAAATATATTTCGTCTTTTCTCATTCAAATCGATTTCATATGCTAGATTTGATATACCATTCTTTACAGCAGTTCCAGACTTAACTACATTAGTTCCAAGACCAGAGTCATAGAATGTATACGAGAATGTTTCATCAACAACTTTTCCTGCTGGAAGAACTATTCTATCTCTAGAATCTTTTATTTCTTTTGTCTTGAAGAATCTTGTATCTGCCAGATTATCACCGTACTTTGCTTCTGCATAGTTATAGATGTCACTATTAGACATTGGCCAATCATGTCTAATGTTGGTGATTCCGGAACAAATGATTACGACCCAATCTAATTCATCACTTCCATACAATTCTTCTGCTACATTATCTGGTCTGAAACCTTCAGGGATTTCATACTTATCAAAGAGAGTGATTTCTTTTTGAATATCCTCTCTGAGTTTGACCCTACGGAATAAGTTTGCAACCTCAACGTAGTCGAGTGATGAGTTCTTTCCAGTTAGAAAAGATGGATATCTGATTATTGGAAACTCTTTGAAATATGCCATTAGAATCCTACTCCTACATCGCTGTCTTCGTAGTCGGTATTATAAATTGGTTCAAGTTCTTTGAATGTTAAATCCATCTGCATTGAGATTGGGGTTGAATCATCATATGTTGCATAGACTCCCTCACCTGTATAGTTGACAGAGACATCAGTTAAGAAGCACTGTTTGAATTTATGCAAGAATGGGTGATTTTGTATACCCCTTCTGTAACGAAGTTCAAAAACGTTTGGTGTTTTAATGAATAAAGCATTTCCAGAAATCTGAGTTGATGCATCTACTTTTGGTGCCATATTGGACTTGAAAGTCCTAATGATTAATTTTACTTGCTCTGCTTCTTTGGCGTTTCTTGGTGTAAACTTAAATGAGAATCTAAAAGATCTCAGAGTAGGTCCATTAAATAACAACTCCATATTTGGGTTGAACACCTGACCTGTAGATCTAGCAAGTAGATCTGCGGCAGAAACATTACCACCAAGTACTCCGAGTGCAGATGCAGTTAATTGATTTGTAAGGAGAGTTTTAGCACCTCCTAAAATTCCTTTACTGTCTTTAAGACCGGTCAACGCATCTTTTCCTGCTTCAAGACCATCTTTCACTGCAGCACCAATATTGTCTGCTTTGCCCATTGCAGTTCCAACTCCTTCCATTGTCTCTTTAATTGCTCCTGCAGCAGCACCCACAATAGTGTTCATTCTAGACTCACCATATGATGCAGAATTACCATCTTGAATACTTGATGGCATCTGTAAGATAATAGTGCCTCTATCCTTCAATCTCTTTGTTGCCAGTCCTTTTGCCGTAAGACCTTTTCTAGCAGTTGGTTGACCAATATTTCTGGATCCGGGACCAGCAGTGAAGCTGTTATTACTACCACTTAATTCTTTTGCACTCTTATATTCAACAATGTCTATTTGCAAGTAATCTGTCGTATCTGACAGTGCTTCCATTGGATATCTAAGAACACCAGGTTCACCTTGTGCTATTGGTTTTGCTTTTGCTGCTTCTGGTTTTGGTTTTGCTTTATCGTCACTACTAGAAACTGATACGGGTTTTTCTGCTTCTGGTAACTTTAATCCTGTATTTGCATCTATTCCACCACCACCTCTTAGATCCGCAGTCGGTGCTTCTCCACCACTCTTCGCCAGAGCTACAGCACTCAAACCGTTTTGAACTTGAAGAGCTCTATTTTCTCCGGCATTTACCCGGAAATCCGCCAACTTCCTTTCCGGTTTTGCTGCTTCGGTTGCCGCTGCTCTTCTTCTTGCTGCAGCTTCACGTTTTTTTCTTCTCTGTTCTGATGCGGACATCTATCGACCTTATTTCTAACTATTTAGACGGAAATTTTGAATTGGTAGTGCAAGAATATCATTGAGTTCTTCATTATCAACATAGTGAAGGGTTCCAACTACATCTTGCCATGTATATTGACGTGCTTCACCCCAGTGAAAGTTTATACCACGAAATCCCCATCGGAATAAATCAGTCACTGCAACAACAGGATTGGCATCATATTGTAAGTTAGATGTTTTTGGTCGATATTGAAAGGTGTATATCTTTCCGATGTCAGGTATGACTGCGGTATCTTGAAGTATGCCAAGAACTTCAGACATCAGACTGTCAGAATCTTCAATACCAATTAGTTCATCTATGACCGGTCTGATGCGGTTCATTTAATACCTAACTCCTCTTCGGTTAAGACTTTGAACTCCCACATTCTGTCTTTACAGAACTCTCTTGCCGCTTTCCACTTTGCCTGGTTCTTTGCATATTCATAAACCTCATAGATGTAACCTTTGGTCTTTCTCTTTTTGACCTTTGGTTCCATACATTGTTTCTTGGGTTTGATCTCTATGATATACTTTTTGATCGAACCATTCGATTCTTTCACCTTGATATAGAAATCAGGAAAGTATCTATGAACCTTATTATCAATGGGTGAACGGTATGGGAGAGCAATCTCTTCACTTCCCCACTGTAAGATATTTTCATTCAAGTCACAATACACCATAAACTTGCGTTCCCAGAGAGAACGGTATATAATGTTTGTTGGATCACCTTTGTATTTCTTTGGATAAGAAGGACTATATTTTCCCTTATATGACATCTAAATACTTAATAATATAAAAGCGTATAGGTATTTAGAGTGTCGATAGTTCAAAGAATTACGATGGACGACGCCAAAGCAGAATTTGGCGATCTTTCTCTAACTAATCAATATCAGGTTCATTTTGCTGGATTCAACCAATCTATCATTAAGTATCTGAGAGAAACTGGTATTAGTAATGCCAAAGATTATATCTCTCGTAAGATGGGTATTATGTGTGCCGATGCGTCACTGCCTGCTAGTGCTCTAGCAACTGGTGATGTTAAGGACAACTTTATGGGTGTGTCCCAAGAGTTTGCACATAGTAGACTATACACTGATATTGATTTTACATTTTATCTGTCTAGTGATTACACACTCCTGAAAATATTTGAGGGGTGGATGGATTACATCACTAGCGGTGCAAATGGAGAAGTTCAGGAAACCGAAAAGAGTTTTTACAGAAGACTCAGATATCCTGATGACTATAAGATTGATACGATGTATATCCATAAGTTTGAAAAAGATTATGGACGATCATTGCAATATCAATTCATTAATGCTTTCCCCAAAGCAATCTCACCGATGCCGGTTTCATATGGCGCAGCAGATCTGATGAGGGTCACTGTAAGTTTCAATTATGACCGCTATATACTTAAGCGTGGTGCTGCAACACCTTTTTAATAACTGATAATCGTTATGCCTTTACCAAAGATTAATACTCCGACTTATGAGTTGGTCTTGCCATCTAATAACAAGAAAATCAAATACAGACCTTTTCTTGTTAGGGAAGAAAAGATTCTAATTTTAGCACTTGAGTCGGAAGATAGTAAGCAAATTACTGATGCCGTTGTTGAGATTCTCAGCGAATGTGTCTTGACAAAGGGAGTCGATATTAATACACTTCCTACTTTTGATATTGAATACATTTTCTTGAACGTTCGTTCTAGATCTGTTGGAGAAAGTGTTGAGGTCAGTGTCACCTGTCCCGACGACGGTAAGACTGCCGTTGAAATGGTGGTAAATCTTGACGATATTAAGGTTAAAAAAACCAGAGGTCATAAAGATACCATCAAACTAGATGATACTCTTTCAATGAAGTTGAGGTATCCGTCAATCAAACAGTTTGTCGAGAATAACTTTGAAGTTGATTCTGACAGTGCGGTGGCTCAGTCTCTGAGTATGCTCGCATCTTGTATTGATATGATCTATAATGACGAGGAAAGTTGGGAAGCAAATGACTGTTCTAAAGAAGAACTAGATGAGTTCATCGAACAGTTGAATACAAAGCAATTCAAAGAAGTTGAAAAATTCTTTGAAACGATGCCTAAATTATCTCATACTCTTAAAGTGGTGAATCCTACCACAGAGGTAGAATCT